TATTTCAAGTTGTTGTAACAACAAATATCTATCTCAAAATAACAATATTTACAAAGGGTGTAAATGGTCATATCAACCATTATAATGGCTAGCTGGAATAGGTATTGGTGTTAACTGGTAATGTGGGTGAGTGGCTAGCCAACGTTCTGCAAAAACGTTAGACCCCTGTTCGATTCAGGGCATTACCTCCAAATTAGTGAAGTGATGGAATCAATAGGAATGTACAGGACATTTAACAAGAGATATGGTCAGTGGCAATTCGTTGCACCTTATAGATATGCGTTTTTCGATAGCGACAGGAAGTTGATGGGAAGGATAATATGGACAAATAACGTTCAAGGTATTTATCTTGACAGATGTAATGAAGCTTGGGGCTTATGATTATAACACTTAGGAGAATAGCAATGAAAGACACATACACCATCGGTAAACTATACATTGATGGTGTTTATTTTTGTGAAACTGTGGAGGATAAGGACAGAGGTCTAGATGATTCAATGGAAGAGAGTGAAATAAGAAAGAAGAAGGTGTATGGAGAAACTGCCATACCACTTGGCACATATAAGGTTGAGATTACCTATTCACCAAAGTTCAAGAAGAATCTTCCATTGCTCTATAACGTCAAGGGTTTTGAGGGGATTAGGATTCATTCAGGAAACACAGCAAAGGACAGCCTGGGATGCATTATAGTTGGTAAGAACAAGAAAGTTGGGATGGTGCTTGATTCAAGGTCAACGATGACAAAACTGATGAAAATACTTACCAACACAAAGGAGAATATATGGCTAATTATTCGTAGATAATCCATGTTTATAATAGAATATCAATAATTTATTTAAATCTATTATAAATATGAGTAGACCTGTAGGTTCTAAGAACAAACCAAAGACACCATCAAACAGGAATGGTGTTTATATTACCCAGCTTGAAAAGCAGATTGAGGGTAGTGCAATCACCAGGAAGAACGCTCTTGGTTGGGTCAATTGGGGTGTTAGGAACAACTATCCTAACCTTCTCCTTGACTTGTACAACCAGTCACCAACGCACAGGAGTGCTGTTAACTTTGCCGTTCAGTCAATACTTGGTAACGGTGTTGACTTTGAACAGATGAAGCTTAACGGTGATGAGGTTGTGCCAAACTATAGCCAGACCTGGGATGAGGTAATCAAGTCTCTTGCATTGGACTATATAATCTATGGAAGCTATGCAATCCAGGTAATCCAGAATAAAGATGGAAAGACCTTCTCATTCTGGCATATGCCACTTGATAAGGTTAGATGGTCAGAGTATGATGAGGATGGTCAGATAACCTCATATTGGATTTGCCAGGACTGGACAATGACTGGTCAGTATCCACCAATCCAGATTGATGCATTGGACATGAGGGAGGACTTCAAGATTGAGAAATCAAAGCCTTACCTTTATGTGTATCGTACATACAGTCCAACTATGAACTACTACACCCAGCCTCACTATGCTGCTGCAATTAAGGCAATCCAGGCTGAGATTGAGTACTGTAACTATGACCTGAAGAACATTGTCAATGGTTTCACTCCAAGCGGTGTACTGACACTTCCAGAGGTTGAGACTGATGAACAGAGACAGGCAATCATCAACAACGTTACCAGGATGTTCCAGGGTAGTGAGAATGCCAATTCTGTGATGATTACTTTCAGAAGCTCCATAGAGGATAAGGGAGTTGAATATACACCGTTTACGGCATCACAAGGTAATGTTAACGTATATGGTGAGGCTAATCAGAGGGTCATCAATAGGATACTTGAATCACATCAGATACCTAATGCAGCATTGATTGGTATGCCTGACATTGGCAACAGTGGTTTCTCATCTGAAGCTGACAAGTTGGAAGTATCATACCAGCTTTATAACAAGCTTACAGGTAACTATAACAGAATGGCTGTTATCAGGACTCTTAACCAGATGTTGAAGATGAATGGAATTGACACTGAGATTATAATGAAACCTCTTTCATTCAATGACTTTGGCAATGATTCAAATGTGAAGGAGAGAACAGAGTCAACAACTGTTGAGGAGAAGGAAATTGATGAAAATAACGTTGAAGAAAAGGTGGAGGATTAAGAGATGATAATTAACCAGACTTATTTGAAAAAATACTCACCAATCCCTCTTAACTACAATCTGGCTGAGGTAATGAATTATGTTGGTGTTGCTGAGAAGATATGGGTTAAGCCTCTAATAGGCTATGACCTTTTCGATGAGATTGAGGAGCAAGTTGAGGATAATGAGGTGTCTGAGGAGAATGCAACATTGCTTACAGAAGGTGGGCTTTGGCAATACCTGGCATTTGCCACAGTGTATGAGGCTCTGCCAATGATATGGTCTCACATATCTGAAGTTGGAGTCACCAAGGGGAAATCAGACAACTCAGACAGTCTTGACCTTAAGGACATGACATATGTAAGCCAACATCTTAGGAATCAGGTTGAGGTGTTGAAAGACCAGTTGAAGAGGTGGATTTGTGAACACTACACATATTATCCAAAGGCTGATGTATGTGCTTGCAATTGTGACTGCTGCAACAACAACCCAAAGCTAAATGCACCAAATCCTAACGTTGAGCTGTACTCAACAAGGAGAAAAAACACCAATCTCAGGTAAAACTTATGTTTATATAAAGTGTAGTAAAACTATGGCTAGGAAAATTAAGAAATATAAGGTCGGATTGGATTCAGAAACCTACAAGATATCTATGGTATCAGAGCCAGCCATTGAGGTTGATTATGTTGCTTTGGAGAAGCAGGATGAGGAAGTTGACATAAAGCTATCAAGTGATGAGCGTCACATCTGTTATGGTCCTGCATTGATTCCAAACAAGGATATCTACAGGAACAATGGCGAACAGGAGTTCTACATCAACTTTTCTGAGGAATCAATATCAAAGATGTCCCAGGAGTTCCTTAAGAACTACAAGCAGCATGAGGTAAACCTACAGCATGAGGATAACGCTGATGAGGTGTTTGTTTGTGAGTCTTGGGTGGTTGAAGACCCATACAAGGACAAGGCAAATGCTCTTGGCTTCAATGTACCTAGTGGTACTTGGATGATTGGCATGAAGGTTAACAACATTGAGGTATGGGATAAGGTAAAGAGTGGAGAACTGAAAGGCTTCAGTGTAGAATCGGCAATCAGACTTGAAGAGTTTAGCAAAAATGATAATAATATGATAGAGACAAATGATGAAATGTTTTGGAATCGTTTAAGAAACGTTATTTCAGAATTCTTCTCCAAGAAGGAAGAAGAGACACAGAAGGCTGATATTGAGCCAATTGCAATTGAAGAACTGGCAGAGGAAACACCTGCTGAACCAGCACCAGAGCCTCAGCCAGAACCAGCACCAGAACCTAAGGTTGAAGAACCAAAAACTGAAGAGCCAGCTCCAGAGCCTGAACCTAAGGTTGAAGAGCCAAAGGAAGAAGCTCCAAAGGAGACTGTTGATATTAAGCACCTGGAAGAGTTGATTAATTCAATGAAGGATGAGATAGCAGCTCTCAAGGAACTCAATGGTGGCTTGAAGACAAAGGTAAAGGAACTGGAGAAGCAGCCAAGTGTTGCACCAGTCAACACCAATGCAAAACCAAGTGCAACTGATACTTATTCAGCTTGGAGAGAACAGATGTCTAAGTATCTGTAATTGGTTGCAAAACACATAACATGTTTAAAATAAAAGAAATAAAATAATTTAAAATAAAAACTATAATTAATTATGGCTAATTTCATAGATTTAACTGGTCTTACATACTGTGGTAAAGAAGCTCAGGAGATTTTCAGTAAAGATATTTACGACATCGACCTTCGTCAGTATGGCATCACTTTCATGGATGGTGTTAAGGGTAAGATGAAGATTTACACAGGTGAGATTGGTGATGCATGGCAGTTGTATACTTGTCCATTCACCCCAGCAGGTGCAGCTTCTCTTGCAGAGGCATTTATTGAGCCAGCAGCTATCAAGGTTAATCAGGAGAATTGTTATGATACTTTCTGGAACACATTCCTTGTAGAGCAGACTGAAATCTCACTTAGAGGTGGAATCCCACAGACTTTCGGCGATTGGTACTTTGGCAAGCTTCGTCAGAAAATGTCAAAAGAATATCAGGAGATTTTCTGGCAGGGTGACACAGGTAGAACTGCAACTACTAAGACTTATTTGAAGACCGTTGATGGTATCGAGAAGAAGCTTTCAGCTCTTCCAGCAGGAAACAAGGTAACTCTTACTGCATTCACAGTTTCTAACATTCTTGCACAGGTTGAGGCTGCTATTGACAAGGCTCTTGCTGTTGCAGATGCACAGGAAGTAAGTGCAGAGAACTACAAGGTATTCATGAACCATGCAGACGTTAGGGTACTTGGTGTTGCTCTTGGCAAGCTTTGCTGCGATGTTCAGACCAACAGAGTATTCAGCAACTATGCTAGAGAAAATGGTAGGATTTATGTAATGGGATTCGAGATTGTTCCTACAATGCAGTCTAGAAACACCATCATAGTTGGTCCTTCTCAGAACTTGGTACTTGGCTATGACACCTTCGATTCTCATCTTGAGTACAAGCTCATCGATATGAGAGAGACTACTGGTGACAACATGTTCAGAGTTCTTGCAATCAGTAACATTGCTGTTGGTATAATAATGCCTGAGTTGTTCGTATACGGTGCAGTCTAATTAAGACTCATTTGTCAAAACGCAATATATTCTGATGCTATGGAAGGGTAACGATTTGGTTGCTCTTCCATTCAAAAAGAAAATAATTAAACAAAACATACTATAATATTATGGCTATTTGTAAACTTAATCAAAACTTGACCAGAGCAAATCAGTGCGGTTATAGCCTTCCAGAAATTGTTGAGCTTTACCTTGTAAACTATGAGGATTTAAGCGCAACTACACTTTCTACTACTACTGGTGGATGTGAGGAAATCAGTGGCGTAACTTTGAATGAAGGTGCAAAGGTAGCAAAGGTAGAACCTGCAAAGAACAGTGCTTCATTTGAAGATACTCTTACTGTAGAAGATAGCGGTAACAAGTACCGTCATGCACAGATTACTTTCAATGTATCTGGTACTTACAATTCTTGTATGCATGCAGCACTTGATGCTCTTTCACTTGGTCGTTACTTCGTAGTTATCAAGACTGCTGATGGCAACTATCTTGGAATGGGTAGAATCTCTCCTCTTGAGGCTGAGACTGCAACTCTTGCAGGTGGTTCAGAGACAAACGGACTCCAGATTGTACTTTCTGGTAACATTGCAGAGTCTCCACTTCCATTGACTGATGACGCTGTTGATGTTATTAAGAAAGCTGTTATAAGCGAATAAGATTTATCTTAAAACAATAATATCGAGATAACCAAAAATTATCTCGATATTTTTTTGTTCTTTTTTGTGGGTTTTTTGACCTCATAAGTTCCAATTAGCTCCCTTGAGATGTGTATTACACCATATGTCTCAATTATTTTCTCAAGGTATATTTTACCGTTTTCTTTTACTATCTTTTCCATAAAATTATGTTTATTGAAATGAATTATTTTAAATAAACATATGGCAGTAAGTAATTATACACCAAATCCCTGTAAATATAGGATAGACCAGCTTGACAATGTTGTTTATGTTGTCAATAAGGAAAGCATTGGTGGTATTAAGGTCGATGATGGTGAGGCATACATTGATGGTATTGGCTATTACAATGCTGTTGATTGTCTGAACGTGTCATTAACAGAGAGTGAGTCTTTGGATGAGAGATATGAGTTCCTTCATACTGTTAACTTCTCAGTTAATGGCTATCTTCACTGGACTTCGCTTAATGACTACTATATAATGCTCAGAGATAAGAACAATACCTATTGGCTTGTCAATCCATATTTCAAGATACAGTACACATACACCTACGTATTGGATGGTGAGGGCAATCACACTGATTATGTTGTGTCAACAAAGTCCAACTATCCTATGCTTAGGGTCAATAACTTCAATGCTGAAAATGTTAAGCCTTGCAACACATATGACTATTGTGCTATTGACATAATGGCAATAAACGAAACTGCATATTCCAAGTACGTGGAGTCATATAATGCTGAGACCCAACAATATGTTGGTAGGGTAAAGTATACCAATGACGGTTTCAAGGTTGTAAAGTACCTTAAGAATACCTGTATATTCACTGAGGCTTTCGATGGCAAGAAAATAAGCCACACTGTAAAGTTCAACATCAACTTTAATAATTATAAGTCAAGCTGGCATTATAACCTGCTTGAGTTCGCTGACAACAAGTATGCTGTTGTTCTTTCAACCAAGTGTGGAATGAAGGTTGCAACTGGCTTCGGCTATGGTCTTCAGCCTTCATATACAGTTACAGCAGATGATGACCAGTCAATAAACCATATTGAGATAACGCTTTCAGACCTGCATGACACTGGCAACTTGCTTAAATTGCCATATGAATTGCCATTTGAGCATGATTCAGCTACAACCTGGAACAATGTGGATGGAGAATATGCCTGTATTGATTCAACAACTGCTGTGTATACCCTTCGCCAGAAGTTTGACATATTTGGTAATCCAAAGGATGAATATATGTGTCTTAAGGGCTTTGAAGATAGATACACAGGTTATAATATTGTTGGAACATTCAGTGATGAACAGCAGTTCTATTGTCCTCAGTGTAGGGCAGAAGAGTGTACCTTGCAGACATCATTACCAAGCAATATAACGTTCTACAACACAGAATGCAAGACCTTCACCATTAGGTCAAACAGTGATTTCACAATATCTTCTAATTCAAACTATATAACGGTATCACCTACAAGTGGTGCTGCTAACACCTTGTATACTGTTGCAGTGTGCAATAGTAAAACGCCTAGTTCAACTGCTAATTTATACAACCTTACAGTCACATATTGTAGCGGTTTAACAAAGGGTTATACTGTTACAGTTGTTAATGAGCCAGTGACAGACTGCTTGCCACAGGGAAGTGAGTATAACATCAGTGTATATGCACAGGATGTACAAATACCTACAAACTGCTGCATACAGAGTGTCAGTGCAAGCTGTTGCATAAGCAATATACAGATTCAGAATGGGTATGTGAAGTTCATAATTGATGCTAATGATACTGGTTCTGAAAGGACAATAACTCTTATATTCACCAAGTGTGATAACACAACTGTTACTGCAACTATTACACAAGCTCATTACTACTCAAGATGGGTGTATGAGGGAAGTCAGTGTAATGGTGAGGAATGG